GTCTTCCACCTTTTTATCGTCATCAGCCCACGTATAAGCGTGGCATCCAAAGCAATAGCTGTGGTCGTCGTACACCGCTAAATTGTCTTTCGATCCGCAATCTGGACACGCCTCGTGGCGTATAAATTCAGCCTCCGACTCGCGAGTTAATTTGTGCTGCATTGCTGTCTCCTCAATTCAAAAGGGACTCACAGGAGTCCCAAAGTTTATTCACGCGTCCATCAAATATTGATATTCTTTTAATTTAGCTTCTGCGATTTTCAAAAATAAAGAATAATTGTCGTGCGATTTTCGCGAGCATCCAACGGACTGAAGTTCAGGGTTTTCAACTTGATACCTGTAAAAAGTATTTAATCTTTCCAGTGCGCTTTCGAGATGGCTGTTAATTGTATTGTTAAATGTTTGCTCTTCTAACATTTCAACGTATTCAACAATTGCGATAAGACTACCGATGTCCTTTCCCCTGAAAATCATTAAAGGTTCAGCGGGTGGTAACTGGTAGCCGTCTACGTGATACAAACTACCTTTAATTGCTCTGTACTTCGGGTCGCCTCCGATCATTATGACCTCCGTAATAAATTAAAAAGGGACTCACAAGGAGTCCCAAAGTTTATTCAGATAACCACTCTGGCGGCAGCGTTTTACTCGAGTATACAAACCCGTGCTTTTTGCAATAATCTGCATACGTCGTTTTCGAGCCTTTGTACAGCTTTGCGTTGGCGTTACTGAATACGAATCTAATATCGAGATCCGGGTATTGTTTTTGAATGAGCAGATGCTTAGCGCGATCCGCGACATCCCAAATTCCCTTTGTCTCGACGTAAAAGTGACCCCCAGCCTTTGGTAACTTAAAATCGGGGGTGTACTTGGCTTGCCGCTCCGGTACAAGGTATTCGATCTTGTCAGTCTCATAGACGACTTGCAGTCCAGCTTTGTGGATTTGCGTGGCGATCTTGTCCTCTAGACCCGAGCGGTAACCATGCCTCAGACCGCGCTTATCTGCGGCCCAAGGCTTTCTTTTGTAAACGCTAGAAGTCTGCGTCATCGTCATCAAAGTCCGGCTGCTGTGTCTGCGGTGCAGCTTCAGCTATGTAGCCTTCACCAAGATCATCAAACCCACCTTCGGCTTCTCCCACTTCGACAATCTGAATGCGAGAAAGCTTAATGCTTACGCCCTGACGACCCGACACCTCGTATGCGTTCATCTTGCCGCCAATTCGTAACTTAGATCCAGATCTCAGCAGCGGTACGTCTTCTGCTTGCAGCAGCTTTCCACGCGAATCGAAGAAGTATGGAGCGTAGCTCGACTTGAATTTGAAAACGAAATCACCATTGTCATCGGCCTCGTAGGGCAGTTGCCAAGGGCGGTTCGGAAGTGGCTTATTGAATTCAGCCTTGAGCATATCTTGAACCATCTTGACGAGCTTCGTCTCGGCTGGGAGCGTGAGCTTGGTGTTGTACTCACCGTCACTGTTGAAGCGCGTGTCAGGCTCGTTGAGGTGAGGCCAGATTGCCGACCCAATTTCTGATGTGTACTTTTGTCCTTGTGCCATAGTTGTGTATCTCCTACTTTTTAAAAGGCAAAAAAAACCGCTCCCGGAAGAGCGGCTTGAGGAAAACCAGCGTGATGCTGGTAAGGGGATTAGCTTTTAACTAAAACAATAGTCACTGTCTGCGACGAGGTTCAAATCTAGATCTGACTGCACCGGGACGGGACTCAGGTTAGGGTTTTCGGGATCGGCAAGCCGTGACCGCGCTTGCTTATCAAACTCGCTGAAGAAATCCCAATCTTTGTAGATCGCAATAAACGTCTCTCTTACCGCGACAAACATCTCGTCAGTATCAGACGCGCAGCACCCGAAACTGTCGTGAATGACGAAAAAGTCGTTAACGCCTGACTCTTGGCAGTGCAAGATCGTCAAAAGTAAATGCGCAGCGTCTAAACTGTGTATAACATTTGGACTGATCGCATTTGCCATCCGCTTTTTATCGATAGTTTTGAAGTCCGGTTCTGCGAGGCTAATTTGACTGCGCTTGATACCCTTCGACTCGGGATTTTTCAGATGAACTGCCCTGTCGTACAAAAAGGGCTTTAGCTTTCTAGTTTTGGTTTTGACGTACTTTTGATGCACGGGGAACCCGGTAGGCGCCGTCCAGACAACGGACTTGCCCTCGGCTGCTAAAGCGTTTGCCACTGATTGCAGATATTGCATAGCCTCATTCGCGCTTGTGATCGTTTCTTCGACAGCGGCGAAAACAAGTTTAGCTAGGAACATTGCCGACGCTCTTCTTTCGCTTTCACTATCCCCGAAAGGGTGGACATCTGGCGCTCCCACAATCCCTCTCTTTTGCTGCATCCATTCGACAAGTCCACCGCCGAGTCTGACAGTCTCAATCGGAGTCATAAGATCTTCAAAAATCTGATTGTGGAAGCCGTAAACGGCAGCGGAATAGCAATACGTCATTACCGGGCGTTTGACGATAGACCGATCCACGCCAAAGGCTTTCCATTGGTCGCGGAATACGCTGCTTTCAGACTCATCCAACGCCTTTATGACCTTGTCTGCTACTTCTTGATATAGATCTGCGGGTTTCTCGCTCGGAACTAGATTAACAAGCGCACCATCCTCTGCGTTCTTAGACAGTGCAGCGTAATGCTGACAGCCACTATTGCTGCCGTCCAGATTGATCGGTAAGCCACATAGATACTCCTCTCCTCGATCTTGTGCTTTGCGGTACAGATAGTACTCTCGACACCCCGCGAGGTACTGAAACGGCTTGTCAGCCGCCGTCCAATGCGCTGCATTCGCGATAAAGTCTTTGCCGCTTTGATAAATTAAATCAAGGTTCATAGCTGCCCAAAACTGTCGGTCATCAAGAGACGCTTTAGATATTTTATTAAAGTCGCCGCAATTTGCGATATGAAGCAAAAGCCACTCAAGATTGGTCTCGTCGAGCTTTTTGCTGTTATATAGCTTGAACTGCGCTTTGATGTGATCATCGCGGTGGTAGTTAAAGTGGCTGACCGGGTAGACGCGGTGGCGAAAATCAAAGTTCCACGGGAGCCAGAATTTACCGGCTTTCTCAAGCTCTCTCGCGGTGTCCAAGTCGCACTTCATGCGCGTTGCATTCACAAATATTTGCGCGTTCTTCTCAATGATACTAGCCCGAGTCTGGCTAAAATACATTCGCTCATCCGCGCTTAAAGCCTCCCATTCTTTTTCTAATTTAGGCACAGTCAGTAGACGCCTTGTCGGGAACTTATCGCTTGCTATCTGGTCTTGATTTTCCCACGCCCACTCGACCGCGTCGGTAACGAAAGAGTTTATTGCAAGGGGTGTTGCTTGCAGCAAATTAAGTGCGCGCAGATATTGTGGAGTGCCTCCTTTGCACTGAAGATCAATTTCTTGATTCTGCTTGAAGGTCGCGGATTTGACGAGTGGCACAAGGCACGCAAGTTTTGGGTTTTCGTAGCACCCCGTTGTCGTGGATGTCCACGGCACTGGAGGGCGAAGCATCGGCTCAAATACCGGCCTCATCCAACTGAGCCTCTCCTTTGTCGCCATGATATTTTCCATCGCTTCCTCAGTGAGCGACCATACTGTTCTCGTTTTCGGCGCCCCACGCACTCTTGAGGTTGTTCGGTTCCGCTCAAATATGCCGCACTGCATGATGGCGTTGCGGACGGGTGTAGCAACTTTCACACACCGCTCACTCGACCATTCCTCGGCGTCCTTCAACAGAAGCTTTTTCTGAGCAAATTTACGAGCAGCAGTCACTTTGTGTCGCATCAGCTTGTCTTCGATAAAGGGAATGGATTTGGCAGTGCGGGACTTTGTCTTCGGCGATTCGGTGTAGTAGACCTCTGCAATATCTGCTCCCAAGCACTCAATGCTGATACGCTTGCCAAGCCGAACGAGGAACGTAGCTTCACTAGCCTGAAGATTTGCAGCTTGTACACCGGCTTGTAATCCGAGAAACGCAAGTATCTGAGGTTCAACTTTAACGATATCTTCAAGCCAATCTGGGCGCCGCCCGGGGTTCTCATTTGCAAGCTCATTTTGGATAGTCGTTTGTATCGCCGCCGCCACGTCGTCTAGCGCATCAGAGATTATCTTTTGGCCGCTTGATGTAAATTGCGCGGGAGTCTGTGCATCGTCTTTATCAAATCTCTCTTTCCCTCGGTCTAGCATCCGTTGTTCTGCTACATGAGATGCATCAATACCGTTTACCGCTAGAATTTGGTTGTCTTTAATATTCACTGTTCCATACCCCTTTTATTCATATTCACATAATTTGACGTATACGATTATCGACGCTTTACATAAGCATGGCGCCGAGATCGCTGGTTTCTCTGTAGGGTGGACACAAACCTTTTAAGGCTTGTGACAAGTAGCTAGACCACGATGTTTTGTGGTCTGGCCGGGGTCTTGGTGTTACGGAAGCTGTCTGTGGTTACTGCATCGAGAAAGCACCTGTTCCTCTGCCCACTTCTGAATGTTTAGACAGCTTCCATAATCCAAGCAAGATGGGTGGGGGTAGCGTGTATATACTTTTGAGTCGTTGAGATGGACGAATGTCCGAGGACTTCGCCAATGACTGCTATGTTGATGTTCATGTCATTTGCTAGTCGGGTAGCAAAAGTGTGCCGACAAACGTGAAATACGAAATCGCTGTCTTTTGGAGCAACTGCGCGGCGACCTGCGTCCCACTGACGGTAGAAATTATGGTGGTCGTAGGAGTCGAGTGGACGACCGCCGAGCTTTTTAAGTGCAGCACGAGCGCGATGCGACAAATGTACTGTGCGCGGCTCACCCGTCTTCGTCTCACGGAGCGTCACAGAGTCGCCAGAATCGCTCACGACGCCAAAAGTCTTGAAGTCGTCAGGCAGTGATTCTGCCGTCTGGTTGATGCCAAGCAACTCGGCTTTACGCATACCCGTGGTCAACGCCAACTCAATAAAATGCTCCATGTGCGGGAATTTGGACTGACGATAAAATGTTTTAAGCTGCTCAATCTCAGTCTGGCTGAAATACCGTGGACGGCCTTTCGTCTCTTTTTTGTAGCGTACTTTCGGGGCGGCCTCGATGACGGCTAACTCGACAGCCATCTGCATCACTTTTGAGATACACGAAATGTAACGATTAATCGTCGCGTTGCTGAGTCCAAGTTTTCCAGTTCGTCGATTTAGCTCACAATGCTCTAAGTGATCAACAAATGCGTAGATGTCTACCGCTTTGATATCGCCAATCGCGGTGTCAGCAATGCGCCCGAACTCAGAGAATCTCCGCATTTTATCGACGCAACGGGCGTGGTGTTTGTCTTTCCAGAAGATTTTTGAGTGGCGTGTTACAAAATCAGGAATAGTAATCATTATTATTTCTCCTTTTGTGTCAACATAAACAAATCACTTGTACTATTCAATAGTGAATTGATGATTTAAGGAGTTTTTGCATTTTTGACCTAGAAATCCCTTGCGATGACCGTGTCAAACCGTAGACCGGCACGGAGTTACCTCCGAGGGATTTTAAGTCCCTTGCGTCTACCAATTTCGCCACCCGGGCTTGTTGGTGGACAACTGCCGTCTTTTTGCAAACTCCTGACGCGAAGGATAACGTTTCCTGTCTTGAATGTAAACATTAGTGTATGGGTGGACACAATGTATTTTGGAGGGGTTTTTGTAGCATCCCCCGGACGGGGGACTAAAGGAGAGATGTTACTTTTTGCGCAGCGACATGAGCTTGTCAGCGCCTTTTATTCCAAAACTTGCGGTAGCCGCTATAAAGAGGAGATAGGAAAACCATTGCGGAAGGACATCGAGCGCATGAAGTCCATGTTCGACACGGCTGATGATTTCGTCTTCGCCCATGATCGCGCCATAGAAAGTCGCCCAGACTGGCAACAGCAGAGTCACAAGCAGAAGCTCGTCTTTCCAGCTATTCGCCGTCGCGTCAGCCATCTTGTCTTCCCAGCTTGCGTCGTTGGCGATTTGATTGAGCTTGCGCTCATGGACTGCCTTTTTCTCTTCAGCTTTGTTTTTAAAGTGGGAGGTCGCTAGGTTTACAGCGCCGCTGATTAACAGATTCAACATAATCTACGCCTCGGCGCATTTACGCACCATGTTGGAAATTTCGATTGCACGATTACCGACTTGATCAGCCCACTTGGAGTCGAGCATTTCGTCGGCTGCTGCCAGCCACTTATGATCTTCTAGGTATGCCAGCGTGTTTGTGAATCTTAAAAGTCCGGTAATACCTAAATTGAACGCCATGTTAACTAGCGCCTCTTGCACAGTCGGAGGGAAGCCAGAGAAGCCAATGATCGCCCTCTCGCACTCAGTCACGGCATCGTTAATGTCGTCAGTCAGAATTTGGTCTATCGCGGCTTGTGACAAGGGTTTGGTCTCAAGATTGTGACCGACGCCGATTGTGGCGTAGCCTTCGGGGCAATTGTAGACGACACTCTCGCTGCCCTCGTGACGAGTGAGGTCTTCGCGTAGACGATCAATGTCAATCATTGCGTCGGCGCTCGCGTCGAGCGAATCAACTGCAAGACAAGCTTAACGTCGTCGCTTACTTCATCGACGTTCTCGTCGATCTGGCTGATCTCGTTGCTCATAACGCTGACTTGCTTGTC